TCTCTTACCGAATGAGACTCTCCCATAGCACACACAAAATCATCAGGCTCATCCTGCTGTAGCATCATCCACATAGCACGAACATAGTCCTTAGCGTGACCCCAATCCCTAGTAGCTTCTAAATTACCTAATGCTAAAGTTGGTTGTTCTCCTCTGTAAATTTTTACCGCGCCGTCTACAATCTTATTAGTTACAAAATTTAACCCGCGCCGTGGAGACTCATGATTAAAGAGTATCCCATTAGCCACAAACATACCATAAGAAGTTCTATACACCCTAGCGAGATTAAAAGCATAAAGCTTTGCACAGCCGTATGGGCTAACAGGGCGCATAGGTGTCGTTTCGCGTCTATATCCATCTTCATCATATTCATTTCCAAACATCTCCGAAGATCCTGCTTGATATATTTTACAGTCAGGGCAAACGTGCCGCGCTGCTTCTAAAACATTTAAAAAGCCTTCCGCATCTGCATGAGTGGTAAATGCGGGTTGGTCAAAACTAATCCTAACATGAGATTGGGCGGCTAAATTATATATCTCATGCGGAACAGCTTTCCTAAAAATACCCAACAAAGAAGGAAGGTCCGTAATATCCCCATAGAGCAAATGGACCTTTGGATTATCAAAAAGACCAATATCATTTAGCCTAGTTGTTTGATTTTCAGGTATAGAATGTCTACGAAGTATTCCCCATACCTCATAGCCCTTTTCTAATAAAAACTCAGCGAGATAGGACCCATCCTGTCCACTAATCCCCGTTATTAATGCTCTCTTTACTTCCTGCATGTTTCGTAATTTTCAACAAACCAGTCTACAGTTTTCTTAATCCCTTTCTCTAAAGAAATAAATTTATAGTGAGGAGCAAAGTTACGAAGGCGCAAATTGCTAGTTGGTTTTTTATATTGCCCGTCAGGCTTGCTGTCATCAAAAATAACCTTTCCTTTAAATTTCATTGCTTTTACAATTTCATTAACAAGATCTTTAATGGTAACTTCCTCACTAGTAGAGAGGATAATAGGATCATCTTTCTCATAGTAATCTAAAATTAGCTGTGTTAGGTATCCTACATCCTCAGAGAAAATAAACTCACGCAAAGGTTTTCCACTACCCCAAACAACAAGATCTGTCTTATTCTTTTTGGCTAAATAACATTTATGTATAAGAGCAGGAACCACATGACTATTTTCTAAATTAAAATTATCATTGGGGCCATAGATGTTTGTGGGAACCACACAGATATACTTTCCACCATATTGATCGGCATAAGCTCTACTCTGTACATCTAACATTCGTTTAGCATAAGAGTACCCAAAATTAGAAGAGTGCGGTTCGCCTTGATGAAGCATAGTTTCTGTAAGGGGGTACTCCATATCATCAGGGTAAATGCAAGTAGAAAGGAAAGAGATCACCTTCTCTACCCCAGTTAGTCTTGCTGCTTCTAAAACATTTAGATTGATCATCATGTTGTCATAAAAGAACTCCCCCATGTAATTCATGTTAGCGCCTAAACCACCTACCCTGGCAGCAGTATGAATTACATGGGTAGGCTTTACCTCTTTAAAAAGAGAAAGAGTCTTTTCCCAATTAGTAAGATCTACCCACCGCTTTCGATGTTCCTTATAATTAGGAATTGAATGTTTTCTTCCACATACTCTTACATCTGCCTCTAAAGTAGAGCCTACTAAACCATTAGCTCCAGTTAATAGTATTTTCATAATTTGTCCATCTCTCGGGGTCACCCTTATAATAGTCAGGGTCATTCGCCTGTGACTAAATTTACCCAATAAGACATATCTAACATTTCTTTAGAATTATCTTTTACCTTCTCATACTCTGAATGTAAAAATTCTAGGTCAGTTAGCTTATCCCAATCATCTAGAACAATCACAGGTAACTTAATAAAAGGGGCTATCCCCTTCTTATACTTTACAATAGGGATCCTATTCAAATAAAGAACTTCCCAAAACCTATGCGTTTCAGCAAAAGCATTTCCTCTAGGACACACCACCATCTTGTGATCAAGAATTGTATCCACAAACTGATCGTAAGTTCTATGATTACATACAGATCGAATATCATCTGTAATGTAAGAAATTTCTCTACACAGCTTCGCTACACTAGGTCTGCCAGGATAAGTAGATTCACTAAAATTAGCATATATTTCTTTTGTAGGTTGTTTACTGGGGGGGTCCTCAAGCACAGCTACTTTTTCCACAGCATGAGGCCAACCATAACCAAAAGCCTCTCCTAAAACACAGGTCTCACTATTTTCTATACCAAAAGGAACCGCTGAAACAAAAGGGGCGTCTGTATTTATGCCCTGTCCAAACCACCTAGTCACACAAGAAGGGGCTAGATCTACAACTTCATCTGTAATAGGGTAATCACTATTTCCAGTAATAAGAGTTATGGGCGTAGTATAATTTTTTATATCCTCAAAGAAACGGAGAAGGTAATCTGTTTTAATAAAAAAGATATCTATACCATTATGGAACTTAGCCAGTTTATTATGTTGTATTACTTCCACAGAACTACCCTTCAAATTTTTTATGAACTTCCTTCATTGCATATACATCTCCTTGTCTGTTAGATTCGCATTTGCATCGAAAATGAAAATCGTTTTCATCACAAACAACCTCTGGGATACTAATGAACCCTTGGAGGGTAGTACTATAACAAGGAAGATCCACCCTTGGTGCAGGAGTTATAAAATATTTATTCAATAATTTACCTATAGCCACATCATCAAGGATAGAAGTATCTAACTCTTCTTTTCTACTTACTACTTCTTCTACTAGATCTCTCGACAAAAAATACCCTGCTCCTGACCCATAGGATACCCCTACATGGTGACCTACTACCGCGCTATAAAAAGAAGTAGATGGCATCCCTTCTAAAAATTTAAGAAGCCTTTCTTTGTTAACATAACTAGAAAGATTAGTTCTGTATATATAATCAAAATCAAAATTATCTAGGCAGTATTCGAAACATTCTAACGTCCGTACCCCTATTGACATTAAATCTTCTGAGGTAGTTAAATTAATTCTATTACTGTCTACAGAGGCTTCTCCTGCATTCCCAAAGTAATAATAAACCTCGGTTCCTTCACATGCTGAACTGTCCCATGTTTTAGCTATCCCCTCTTCACGAATATAATTATACGCGGGGTCATCACATGATAAAACTAAGATAAGAACTTTCATTAAACTCTTTCTAAAACTATGATCCCATTATTGTTACTGTATACTTCTTTTATTTTCCAATGCGTATACTCAGCAATAAACTCTTGAATAGCAGGAAGAATGCCACCGTGCCCTGGAGTCTCACCATTGTTGGCGAAGGTGGTCGTATCATGAAATATCATATACTTTTTAGCCTTATCACCATGAAGCTCTAATTCCTTTTTTAATTGCTCATAAACGTGCCAAGTATCAATGAACAATAAATCACACTCGGGTATTTCTAGTTTAGTTGTATCTCCTAAAATAAACTCAAAATCTATTTCTTCTTCCTTTGCTAATTCCTCAACAATATTTAAATCGCTCCCGTGTGCGCTGGGGTGAACAATATCAATTGATGTTAGCTTCTTTGGCTTCCCTGCCAAAAAAGCCCAAGTGGAAACAATACCCCTAACTCCCATTTCAATCACTGTCTCACACTCTTCCGTATACTTCTTCAGCGTAGGGAGATGCTCATTTATATCAGTTGAGGCATTACATTGTTGCTCATATCTCTCAGCGATATTCATTTTTCTTCCTCATAATATTTTTCTAAAAGAGACTTTATTGTCTCAACATCTGCGTCATGAATCACCATAGTTCCTGGCACTTCTTCGATTGTTTTTTCAGCAGAAATTGAAACATACTCTTTGGTATTATAGTAACCATGATACTCACAAAAAGCCAAGGACAAATCATGCAAACTAACTTGATAACATTCATCTAAATAAATGTAAGATCCCTTGGTGTTTAGGTTGTCTAGTATCTTATCTGCAACATCATTCGCATTCACAAAATATCTAATAGTATTCTCTGTGTTTACTCCAATTTCTTTTCCTTCATTTTTACAAGTTTCCCAAAGGTCTAAAACGCTCCCCGTGGAAAAGAAAAAATTAACTCCTTGGATTACAGAAAAATTATTTTCAAGCATTAATTTTTCCATTAAAAACTTTGTAGAGCCGTAAACACTGGTGGGGTTAATCGCCTTGTCGGTGCTTATTGCAATAACATTTTTGACATTGTTTTTCTTTGCGGCGTTAATAATATTTCTACTGCCATCAATATTAACTTCAATAGACCTAGTAGGGTTATTTTCACAAATTCCAATATACTTCATTGCTGCCGTATGGATAATATAATCAATAGCATGCTTTTTAATAACAGAATCAAGGATATCTTTATTGTGAGAAATATCCAAAGAATAAAAATCAACAGAAGGATATTGGAGGTGTACTTCTTTTTCTCTTTTTTCTGAATGAGATAAACTTGTTACATTATGTCCCATATCAAGACACTTTCCAATAATATGTCTTCCTAAAAATCCTGTCCCGCCTGTTATTAATATATTCATACTGGAACCTCCATCAACGAGTCTGCAACCTCCTGAATTTGTTCACCAAACTGAGCCCAAGGTCTAGGCATATGAAAATCCATATACACTCCACTTTGTAAAGCCTCTTTATTCCACTCAGGCATTACACCGTGCCCTCGGTCAAGCCTATTGCTACAATACCCGTTGGGTCTTACCACAGAAAAGAATCTGTCTGGGTGCATTGCAATCCACTCTTTAAGTTTATCTTCCTGATAAGATTCTTCTGCATACCAATGAGAACACACAACACCATTTGGTGCATGATCATAAACATTTTCTTTCCATTTAAGGTTCTCAATAGATTCCTTAAAAGAAGGAACTAAGTCTAGGCTCTCTTTTCTTATTTTACCACTACCTGCACTGTAACAAGTTGGAAGATATGTTTCATGTGCTGCGGGGGGAGATTCAATATCCCAACCTTCTCTATCGGAAGAGTACTCTATATTAGTATTAAAATGAACTATAGGTTCAATTTCTCTTGGCACAGCTTCAATTGAATTAACAAAATACTCTTTAGACAAAGGCATCATATCAATATCTGATATTAACCACATTGTTTCTGGTTCAAATTGAGTATACCAAAATCTTCCCCATTGTGCTTGAGTGTGCATTGGAACGTCATCCAACTTTTCCATTTCAACTACTGTTCCGTACTCAGTTGACATTTTTGATGCATCACCAAAATAAACTAAAACAGGATCAATCCCCATTTTAACTTTCCAGACTTTAGACACTATAGGCCAATAATCCGAATAAAAGGGATCATCATTACATGACATTATTACCTTATCAATTATCATACTCTTCCCTCCGCATCATCAGCGGTTATTCTTTGTCCCACAAAAGTTCCATACTCCATAGGTTTGTGAAAAGGAAAGGGGGTGCCGTTATATGCCTTCCTATCGTCATGCTCAAAGAATAATTCGGGAAAAGATTCGTAAGTTATTCTCAAACCATTTTGGTCATCAAAATAACTACTGTTATTAAAAGTTAATATCCTCTCATATAAGGAGTTCAAACTTAATAATCCTTCCCGCTTCGCACCCCACATTCCCCCTAATACTGGAGGGAACCTATGTGCCTCATGATCTCTCATTGCATGGAACTGCTTATCACTTGCTAACCATTCTTCAACAGCTTGATACTCTCTATCAGATAATCTTGAATCACAATCTCGGCTAATGAAAACGTCTACCTCTGGCTCACACATAGGAAGGAAGCGTTTAAATAGTCCATCCCAACCATGTGCATCCTTGTATTCTACTACTTTATCAGCTAGGTGTTCAACCGACTCCACCACCTTAGGATCAACATCATCCTCAATATAAAACCACACTTCCCACCCAGGGTAAATCCTTCGCGCTAGATCTATATTCTTTATAGCACCTGCGGTGTAATCAGGGTTATTTCCCCACAGACCAAATGATATTACCTTTTTCATTCTACATGAGAGAGGACAGTAAGAGCCTCTCCTGTATGGTTATGCGGCAGCGTTCTTTTCATAAGATACCATAAAATAAATAGTCTTTCCATGAAGTAACCTACCGCTTTCTCTTTACTCACTGTACTAAAAGAGGGTTGCTTCTTGTAAAATTCAGAATCTTCAACATTCTCCAAAGCCCACTCCACCATAGGCCAAGAGAACTCCATAAACTCATGAAAAAGATCAGTTTTCATTGCCCAATAGTTCGCAAAGAACCCTGACATAGCGAACTCCCAACTGCGAGGAACCTCATGTCCAAAGACAGAAAAAGCCTCAAAAATAAAATCATTGATATGAGGGTGACAAACTTCGGCCTGAAGGGCTAAACTTACGGGAACGGTCTGACCGTCACCACCAGGAATCATACCAACAGAATGATACTCACCCCAACCTAAAATTTGATGCTCTTCCAGTAGTTCGGAAACTGATTCCTCTGATCTAAAAGTAGTAGTAAACCCCTTCTCTAATTGCCTAAAAGAAGTAGTACCAAACCAGGGATCAGGATTAGCCTCAGGATTCCTCCAGTGCCACAGAAAGCAAGCATATTCAGTTAATGCCATCCTAGTTTTAGGGTCCTCTAATTCAGGACAATTTAAAAACAAGGTATCATTAACCTCAGGTTCTAAACCAAAGCCCTCATAAGGACCAGAAGGAAACAAGGAGCTTTTATCCTCTTCTCTTGCGTAACATTGATATATCATGATAATTGTGTAGGGGGCGTAACTTCCAAACTTCCAATATCCCAAAGTTTCTCAGCAAGATCTTCTCTTCCAAGAAGTTCAAACGTATCTTTATACAGGTTAAGCCGTTGATCCACGACTTTATTTAAATCAAAATACTGCTCTGTAAGTTCATGTAAGCTCTCTCCCATAGCTTCTCTATGCTTTTTATCTCTAATAACTTTTGTAAGAATTTTTACCCACTCGGCCTTAGGAGCGTCAGGCTCAATAAGATATCCAGTCTTACCATTAATGATACTCTCATCATAACAACCAACATTGGAAGCTACTAGAGGAACTTTGTATCGACCACATTCAGCAACTTTAATCTCAGACTTAGAATCATTAAAATCATTCATTTGAAGAGGGGCGATTGCTATGTCCATCATGCTAAAAATAAAACCATATGAATCTGTTGATAAAGCATTGTGTATAAAATAATTCCTCTCCCCCTTAAAACCTTTTAACAATGTATTCTGATAATTCTTCCATACGTCTTGTTGCCACTCATCAGTGGCTTCATCAGTTTTAGGGGGCTTTCCAAAGAAATGCCATTCAACATTCTCCCTTCCCACTCGTTGGTTAACAAAATGAGGGATTCCAGCAAACTCTTTAACATCTTCTTCATGGTGAATCCCTCCTGCCCATCCAATACGCACAAGCCCCTTCTTTCTGGGTGGGACTTTTGGGTGGTTCCAGCACTCCAGGGTATAATCAACTGAATTTTTAACAACAGCTAGTACTTTTCCGCAATACTGTTGAATCCTCTGGGCAAACTTCCTTTGAGTAACCGTTACAAGGTCAGCATGATGATAAATGAATTTGGTCATCTCAGACAATCCCTTTTCTTTATACACATCACGCAGTCGATGGCCTTCGTAAAGATCGGTTAATAAATCATCGGTATCGTAATGGACAAACTTACCAAACTCTTTTGCTTTTCCTACAATTCTAGAAGTATACTCCCCTCCCCAATTGCTAATGTTTTGAGTCATAATAACATCACACCATTTCATGTCCTCAAAATCCCAATTGTCCTGCCACTTCCCAGAACTAGTGTCGATTCCAAGGGGGTTCATGTTAAATTTCACTTCAACTAGATCCGGAAATTTTTCCGCTAACTTAGCAAACGGGGACCAAGCCCTATAATATGCACACCCTCCCTCATTGGCGGGGCAAACCAGTATCTTTAATTTATCCATAGTTAAAAAATATGAGGAGCCCGAAAGCTCCCCATATTATAGTCTCTTAATCTAATTAGTTAGACTACTTCATCATTTACATCGTCATCAAATGCCTGACCAGAATTTTCCGAAGAGTGGGAAATGCCAAGCGCAGATGCTAGGCTTCCAACCGCTCCACCCAAGTCCATGTTTTTATCCGTAGGGATAAGAGCTTTGGCTGCTCGTACATAGTGTTTACGCTTACGCTTACTAAACAAAGTAACCATACCTTCCCATGCTGCAAGCCCAGGAATAAAGGTACTAGCTATTCCAAAAACAGCATCAATTGCACCTCCCATATCTTCACCATCTTCTATTCCCCCTACAGGAACATAAGCAGCGTCAGTAACAAGCTGCTCTTTGGTCGCCATAACCAGAGAGGTCCCCTCAGGGATCTTATCCTTAACTCCATCAGGAAGTTGTGACCAGGGTATTACCGTCCCTGTTTCGCCTTCTTCAAGTTGATCGGCGGTAGTAAGTACTGTATCTTCTCCGAAAACGCTTTCAAGAGCCGTACAGGATATAAGCCCTACACCCAAAAAAGCGGTGAAGGCGAGTGTTAGAATAATATTTTTCATGATTGTAATTTTTCCATATAATCCTCATCTCCTACTTCAGTTTCGGAGCGACGAATATCATCAGCAGACCTTTCAACAGCAGCAAAAGGATTGGTGCTGTCTGCAAGCTGCTTAAGCTCCTCGTAATCTTCCAGTTTCACAAGAGACTGGATATCGTGAAGAGAATCCATCCACCCCGAAACTTCCTTTGCACTACCAGCGGGGGTAGACTTGGGACGAGGAGCAGACTGGTCATATTTAGGCCATTGACCTTCCATGATCTTAATGATCTTAAAGTCGTGACCTGTTTCAGCATCAGTGATGTCACCATAATCAGGATCGACCATAGCAGCAATAATTTTCTTAAAGAGAATAATTCCGATAGACAGAATCTTAACCTCTCCACTTTCACGATCAACCACATTCATGTAGTAACGATCACGCCCTTTGATTTGACGGGCGAGGGTTTCATCTTTTGTCGGCTCTTTCCAGAGCGAGTAATAAAGATTACATATGGGGCATTGTTCCCCATGAACTTGACGGCAATGAATATTCTTCACGGTGCCATCTGCCATAGGCATTCTATGCAGTTTAGTCATAGCATAGAAGTCCTCATCTTCTGTTTTAGGAGGGAGGACACGAACTGCATTCGTTCCTTCTTCGATTTTCAGGAATGTATCAGACATTCCACCAGTACCTTTACCTGAAAGGTTAGCATGGATTTCCTTAATTTTTTCTAGATCAATAGCCATTATAAACTCCTTTGTAGTTTGTTAAGCGGTTAAATTATTATAGGCACAATAGGCAAATTCAGTTAACTATAAATGTTTTTTTCTGCTCTCATGTTAGCAGACAACTGAACAAGTAGGTCTTTCTTCTGCCCTAAGGCTTGAACCAGACTACGAAGCATATTATACTTCAAAGTTAACTCATTCACTTTAAGCGAGAGGCGGCGATACTCATCTTGAGAAAGAACATAATCGTCAAGATCCTTTGCAGTAGGCTTCTTCGTATTCCCCACGCACTCTTCTGTCCTCAGTTTTCTTGTCTGAGCCATATACATGGTAAGCTCTAGATTTCCATCATCAAGCCTACGTTTACCTAAGTCCTGCATAGCAGAGTAATAAGAGTAGTGGCTGGCATGGCGAGAAAGCTCTACATCCATGTTGCTTCTATCTATACGAGTAATGTTTTGACATATCTCATTATATGTCTCCATATCTAGGTTGTTAACAATTTCATTAATATCTAATTTAGGCATAATAATTCCTTAGCAAGTTCGGGGTTCAATCGAGCAAACATAATCATCGCTCGGGACATAGTTATAGTCAGCTTTTCATTGGTAGTGCTTATAGATTCTTCTGATTCTTCGTCGCCCCCTCCTAACCCACAGAATTCAAGGAGCATATGGCAGATCTCATGAAGCAAAGTTTCTCTAGCAGGAGCATCCTCCATTTTCTTTTCAAGTTGTATTTCATAAGTATCAAAATTACAGAGTCCCCAACAGTTAACTGCTTTAGTATGCAATCCTGAAGTAATCTTAATTGAGAAGTCTGCCCAGCCCCCATTAACAGTTTGTAACTTAGGGTTATCGGCAATTATATCAAAAATGTGCTTACTCTCCGTCATTATCGTAAGGATCCAACTCACTCATAGTAAGAGTATTGTAGTCTACAGACATGGGGACAACAAACCTCTGCTTGCCATTCCTAGACTTCATCACATAACATCTCATCTGACCATCATCAAACTCCTCCTCAGTTTGATTGAGAGAGATTGCAAAATCACAAGTCCTAATCTTACCGTATGCATCTGCAAGTTCTGAATCCGTAATTAATTTAACTGATCTCCCTTGTCTATTGGTTTGAGTAGCGGTCCAAAGCAACACATTTGTTTCCACCGCTAAACCCCTAAGCTCCTCGGAGATCCGTTGCTGTGCTTGATATTCAGCTAACCCATCCCTAGTGGAGCGAAGAAGCTCAAGATAATCAACTAGAATAACATCAGGAATGAAATCCTCATAATTATGAAGTTGCACCAAGAGAGATCTTATATCATTAATATTGGCAAGCCCAGTAGGGAACTCCTTAATCATTAACTGACCCTCTGGGAACTTATCATTAAAAATGCCAAGCCTCTTTTGCAAGAGACTCAAATTATTTTTAAGTTTCTTCTGCCCTATAAGCGTCATTACTGAATCAAACCTAGCAGCAATCTTATCTTCGCTCATTTCCAAACTAATGTAGAGTACCTTTTTGTTCTGCATAAGGGCATGGACCCCCTGGTTAACTAAGTATAAACTTTTGCCAACACCAGGGGGTGCCACCACCATCGCAAGCTCCTTCGGGCTGAGTCCTCCATCTAATTCTTTGGTAAGAGTATCTAATACTAGAGGGAAGCGATTCGCTGCATTATCTTTAAGGCTTCTCTCAAACCTCTCTAATACTCCCTTGAAATAAGCTTGGCCTAGATCAACATTCCTGTTAATAGACAAGGCATCTCTAACCAAAACCTCAATCTCTCCCATCTTATCATCCTTAAGCAACCCTATACTATTGGTAATAGCATCCTTCATTGCTGCTCGTTGGGCAAACTTCTCAATAAGATCTAAGAAGAAATCAGTATGTCCTATGCAGGAAGCGTCCATACTGTTGATACGCTGGATCTCATCGTCGTAGTCCGAAAGATCCTCCTTTGTTCCTTTATATTCTTTAATGCACTCTAGGAGGTGGAGGTCCTTAGGAATATCATGATACTCCTCATAATACTTCTTAATAGCTTGAAAAAAGTTAGCGTGGATAGGGTATTCAAAATACTCTGGCTTAACTAGGGACGAAATCTGAAGATAAAAATCTTTATTGTACTTAGAGAGAAAGAGTATCCCTCTCTGGATGTTGTCACTAAAATCGTATTGCATTATTGGGGCTTGCGTGTGAGAGTCTCGGAAATATCAATGTCATTATCATTATAGACAGCCTTTGTCATTTGTTTGGCCCTTTCCATTGCATTTTTTGCCTCTTGGTCAGTTCTTTTGGTAATTGCCCCTGCTGCGTGTTGCACCTCAATATTAGGAGTAATTTTAGAGTAGTGCTGCCACCCAGTTCTTAATCCTTTCTCTGTTCTTTTTATAGCTGCATCATAATACTCTTCCGCAGTATCCTTATCCATACCCTCAGTATGATACTTTCTCATTCTTACTCGGTTGGTATGACAATCTCCCTTCATTTGAAAGGTAGTAACTCCTGCCCAATTCCTCTCTCGTAACTCTTCACACTCAGGACAAGGAGTTTTTTTAGGGGCCGTACCTATAGGGTGGTCTTCCTCCCACAGCACTTCACAGTCATGACAAACCCATTCATAGTAGGTCATAGTAAAGTACTCCCTCGCAACTTTTTCCCTAGCATAGATAATTCTGCCTCTCTAATAGCTCCAGCCGAAGGAGAGCCCTTCATCCAGTTAACTCTGCGTGTAGCACTCTTGCTTCCTTCTCCGTACTTGGATAAGTCCACATCAATAAAGTTATAGCCGTAACCCCATACAAGCCTACATAGAGCATCTCTAGTTCTTCCTCCAGTTTGTACATTCCCTACCTTTATAGCGGGAGGAAATATATCAGGATCGGTTTTAATTAATTCTGCCATTTTATCAATATTTTGAATGTGATCCCTCTTACCTTGCTCGTACTTTTCGAGAGCCCTGTCTTTCAAGAAGGATAAGGAAGGGGTTTTAATTTTATACCCCTCTAAAGCCTCAAACTCAGAAATAGATAATCTTCTTCCCATTTTTTGAGTATTCTCTGCCTCTCTAATAGCTTTCTTAACTCTCTTAAGAGTTAAATTAAAACCTGTCTTAGCTCCTACCCAATGTGATCTGAATTTTGTTCTAGGAAAGCGTTTAAAGATATCGTCATGTGATCGAAAGGTGTGTAGTATTTCCCAAGCATCATGATTTAATTCTCTGTTGCTTCTTCTATGCACCGCACTCTCCTCCAGCCAGAGAACACGCTTCCCCTACAGCCACAGCTTCTTCCTTTTCCTCTTTCATGTACTTCCGAATGTTATCCTCGGTTAGCGGGATAGCTTCTAACGGTTCATTCCCTTTAGAGCCAGCACGATAAACCGTAAGCCCTTTGAGGTACGGAGCATAATCCAACGCTGCTTGAGAAAAGTCTTGAGGTTCTGTGTCAGCGGAGAGGTTGATGGTTTTGGAGATGCAGGAATCCATGTACTTTTGGACCGTAGCTTGTACCCTAATATGATCTTCGGGGGCCACATCGTAGGCTCCGACGAAGTTATCCAACGCTCGGCCCTCTTTGTACCATTCTTTGAATAGTGGATCGACAACTAATTGCTCCTTCCATATGTTAGTATGACGATACCTGCGGTTATACATAGCAGAGAAGATAGGCTCAATGCCAGACGATACTCCATGGAGCATTGATATAGTCCCACAAGGAGGAATTGTAAGCATAACAGCGTTTCTAATGCCGTATCGTTTGATAAGCATCCTAATACGCGCAGGAAGCGTCTTCGCAAATTCTTCATTTAAATATTTTTTGTAATCAAACTCTGAGAATGGGCTCTTGTCCCTAGCGATATAAATAGACTGCTTGTACGATTCATCTCGTATGGTAGTGAATAGTCGGTCTAAAAACTCTAAGCACTTTTCACTACCGTATTTTATTCCCAGTTTAATAAGCATATAATGCAGACCAGTTACGCCCAATCCAATTCTACGAGATCTCTCCCCGACTCTCTTGCAAGTGTCGGTTGGAAATTTATTTACCGTGAGTACGTTATCTAAAAACCTAATACCTGTACGGACTGTACGAGCTAACCGTTTCCAATCAAGATCAGAACAGTCATCAAGCACCATGTTACTAAGGTTAACATTGCCAAGGCAACAATTCCCGTATGAGGGGAGGGATATTTCACCGCACGGATTAGTCGAGTCCAAGCTTTCAAAATAAGAGACATTAGTGTATTTATTAGCAAAGTCTATGTTATAGATGCCTGGATCTCCAGATTCTACAGAGTTTTTCCAGATCATATCCCATAAGTCTCTGGCCTTAATGTCTTTACGGCCAATTACTTCAAAACAATCTGTCCAATTTTTCTTGTGGAAATTCTCGGATCGGGCAAGGGCATCCTCCTCGTCCTGAGCTATCACCCGAATGATCTCTCCCTGGGCTGCGCTTGTTTTTCTGTGGACCTCATAAGAGTAATATTCCTTATTGTTGAAGGTGAAATACCAATCTTCATCCAACTCAATAGCTTCCAAAAACCTATTCGTAATAGCTACAGAAATATTGAAATTATTAAGTTCTCCTTGGTCTAGCTTAACACTCAGGAAATCGAGGAGGTCTGGGTGGGTCACATTCAGAATACCCATCAAAGCAGTTCTACGATTCTTTCCTGCTCTAACGTGTTCCCCTACCTCATTTATCATCTTAAGTACAGATACAGAGCCGGGGGCAGAATTATGGACGCTGCCAATATGATCTCCTTTGGGTCGAATCTTTGAAACATTAAAGCCCACGCCACCCCCAGCACAAGATATTCTATACATGTCCTGTACCGTCTTACCGATAGAATCAACCGAATCTTCAGGAACAATAACATAACAATTAAGTAGATTATGATTCCCACGGTTCCTACCAGCACCAAAAATGATTCGACCACCTGGGATAAAGTCTCCAGACCCCACAACTTCGTAGAATGCTTTTTCAATTTTTTCTTTCTCCTCGTCAGATTCAGCGGAGGCTACCACCTTAGCTATAGCTTTAGATCTTTCGGCCCATTTAGTTTCGCCTGGGTAGGCATAACGTGTTTCAAAAATCTCTTGCCCTAGTTCGTTTAAATTTGCTAATGCCATTTCGTTATCTTGGATACTCCTTTTGATTTAATAATAGACAAACGGGGCGCAGAATGCAGCAGCGTTTTCAGATATTTGTTGTGGGTAATAATAAAAACTAACTTATCATTCTTTATTTCTTGAAGTAGATTGTAAAGACCGTTGATACCTTCTTCATCTAAATTCTCAGCAATCTCATCAAAGAAAAGAATATTTGATTGATTCTTATCTGTTAAAAGCAGTAAATCTTTAAGTGCCATCATGACAGCCAAATTTACCTTACGCTTCTCACCACCAGACAAAGATATATACTGGATAACATTATTGTTGGTCATTACTTTTTCATTTAGTTCTTCGTCAAAAGATAAAGTATACTTAGAGTTTGTTAAGAATGAAGTGTAATAATTAACTCTATTGTTAAGGTACTCAAGAATGTTCTTAATAATGAATTTAATTATTCCCTGCTGCGAAAATGCTTTCTCCCAGAAGCGCATAACCTCATAATCAAGCTTGTTGTCTGCCTTTACTACTGAACAAGAATCAATTTTTTCATTATAAACCTTAATTAAATCCTCGTAATTTGTTTCGTCTCGACATAACTCTTTATACGCTAAAACTTTAGAAAACTCTTTAGAGGTGATAGGCATATCAAAAGGCTGATGAGTAGGGCGTTCCAAAGAATTTAAAAGAATAACACGGTCCTTCTCCAGGACAGCAAGCTCATTTTGTAAAAAGCTAGTGTTTACCTTTTCTTCAATAGGTTGCCCACACTTATCACAAACCCCCTTTGTGGGAGGAGAACTAAGATTCTCTTTTATTTTTTTAATATTAAAGTCTACATCATCTAGCTGTTTATTTAAACTAACCTCTTGCCATACCCGCGCAGACTCTTGTTCCTCAGCCTCTAGAATATCTTGCAAGGAAAAACTTAAAACGCTCTCATCATACTCCGCAAACTGCTCTTTAGCTTTTTGTATCTTTTCTATCTTATTAGTAAACTCAGATATCATGGAATGGTGTTCCTTTATTATTGAGTCCTGCTCTTTCATGGTCTGATAGAATCCAGCCTTATGGGTTTTAATTCTATCCCGCATAGAGAACACCTCATCCAAATCCAAAAAGGTTTTAACAATGTTTCTCTTATCCTCAGCCGAACAGTCTAAAAAGTTAGTTGAGTTCTCCTGTCCAAAAAACATAGAAGATAATAAAACCTTATAATTTATCTTTAGAAGCTCATCAATATACTCTTGAGTCTTGCCAACACTTTCTTTGGTTTTCTCCTCCTTATTAACAAATACCTGAAGTTTGGTGGGCTTTTTTTGTCTATAAATAGTGATGCCATCATCAAGAACTAATTTAACAGAACAATTCTTCTTGTGCTTTACATGAACAATGGCATCCTCTGTACTTTTCCTAATTGTTTTTCCAGTAAGACCAAAATAGATAGCTTCTACAAAAGCACTCTTTCCTGATCCATTAGAGCCTTTGGCGTCCTTATTGTGCCCCTTTATTAAGGTTATCTTTTTAAACTTACTAAAATCAAGGGTAACAGACTCAAAAGAATAGAAATTTTTAATTTGGATTGATTTAATCTTCATATTTGAGTAAATTATACCCCGTCAACAATTTTTCTTTACTTATAGAAGAGTTAGCAGCTTCCAAGTAATCTTCAATAATCACATCATTTAATTTAAATAAATTTCGTGAAGGAATATAATTTGATATTACCTCTTCATCAAAAGCTTGAGAATACTTAACATCTACTGAATGAGCGTTTATCCCGTCCAAATTAACCTGCGCCTCGCCTGGATTTAAAAAGATCCTCAAATAAGTACAGTAATTATCATCATTAATCATCTCCAAATTTGAGGAAACATCTTTATTACATATAGTTAGGTGTCTTGGCCCATGGGTAACTTCATGTAATTCAATTTTCCCATCTTCTAAAACACCATAGTAATTCTGTTTACCAGATTCACCAAAATTTGTAGTATAGGGAGTGCCTAATATTAGAACTCTTTTTTCTTTTCCATCACACTCAAAAACTCTTTCATTATGTCTGTGGATGTGACCCAGAACAGTATCATTCCTAAAGCTATCAAGGTTAATACTAAAATCATAATCACCAACGGAATTAAGACAACCATAATAACCGAAGTGACCAAATATTGTATAATCTTTAGGGCATTTGTGCAGAGCGGTTGTAATAAGTTTTTCGTTTTCATAATGGGGAATGTATACACGCTTTTTTTGGTGATCAACTTCAAGATCAGTAATTATATCTACCTTTTCATGCTCAAATACACTAAGGGCAGTTATGCCGTCATCAGCTTTAGTGCTTGCACAATGATTCCCCCTAAGAATAACTACGGAAGCTTTTTCTTTCCAAAAATCAATGATACTTTTAGCAGCTAGAAGAGCTTCTGGGGAAGGCTTCCTAAAATCTAAGAAATCTCCAAGCTGAATCACCTCATCAGGCTTTACCTCTTTAAAAATTTTAGCAACACAATCAATTTGCGCTTGCCTTAAAGCTTCATCTTTATTAGAGATATGAATATCCCCAAGGATTAGTGTTTTTACCATTTATCAATTGGACATTTTTCAGTATCCATTTTAGTTTTCATTGACAGAAGACAACCACAAACCAAACAAATACCCTCTTTCTGATGTTCACAGTCTTCACAAATCTGCCTCCGCTGGTGGGATGTTAGAGAAATTTTACACCCTCCCATAACCCAACACCATGCAGCCTTTAAAAATCTAATAACTTTCATTAAGATACGCGAATACTTCTTTTATATTTGTAGGGATGCCTTCAGCAAAAGACACAGGAATGCCGTCCCCAAAAGAGCGGCCTACCTCCACATCTACAGATAGAGGCACCTCAAAGTTAATTCCGAACAGTTTTCGAAGGTGGGGGTACTCGACTAACTCATCATAGACGATCTCTAAGCATTTCGAAAGATCTTTCTCGGTAGATATAATCTCCAGACTGTCGTGCACGGTGGCTACAACCTTTGCATCCAAAGACTCCTCTTTAAAGCGTTGAGACACCCCGATCAAGCCACACAAAAGAATATCAGAAGCAGCACTTTGAATAGTAAAGTTTAACCCCTGTCTTAATGCCCTATTAATGACCGAACGATCTTGGCTGCGAACATCAGATAAGTTGCGCCTGCGACCGAATATAGTATAAGCAAACCCGTTATCTTTAATAAACTCATTTATAAACTCCATGTATTTAAAAATACCTGGGTACACCCTTTGGTAATTTTTAATGATCTCTTTTGCTCTGTCCATGGAAATGCCCATGGTTTCAGCTAGATTAAACGCTCCACCTCCGTATACAATAAGAAAAGAAACAGTTTTCGCTATCTGTCGTTCCTCCTTGGTAATAGTATCCTTACTAAAGAGAAGCTTGGCAGTATAGGTATGCAAATCCTGCCCAGACTTGAAGGCGTGTTGCATACTCTTTTCCTTGGCAATATGAGCAAGAACACGCAACTCCATAGCTGCATAATCTACAGTAATAAAAGCTTGTCCTTTTTCTGCTACAAACATACTGCGTATATTAGTTTTAGTCTCTCTAGGAAGGGTATGAAAAGACACCCCCATCGGTTTTTGGGCATTATAAGCAGCACAAGAGAGTCTCCCAGTAGCTGTGCCATCTAACCGATAATCCACATATAGCCTTTGGCTATCGTTGTACTCTAAAGCATTCTTAGTGCCATGAATATATGTTTTCTGGAGCTTTTCTGCTTTCCTAAGACCCAAAAGACCATTTATAAACTTAGACGCAGTTCTAAGCTCTTCTGTAGACTTAGCCTTAATAACGCCCTTACTAATCTTTTTTCCTTCGTCCCTATGTTTCCACTTTGCACTCATTATCTCTTAACTAACTCCTCATTAATCTGTTCAAGTAAAATCTTTAAGGTAGGGGCAGAAACGGAGGGGGACCCTTTTGCTGTTTTATCAGGAGGATAAAACTCAAAACCCCCTTCCCTTAAATAAAAAATATCAATCAAATCATTATTAGATGCTAGGTTGTCCGTCTTATTCACTTGCTCAAAATAGTATAAAGAATCCTCTTGATTCAAAGTTAATTCTTTTAGCTGCTTCCCCAACGTAGCGAGACGGTCCTTGCTTACCAACAGCCCCTCATACTCCATTTCTGCAAAGGTTTCAAGGGATTTAGACAATATCTTATCAACAAAAGACAGAACACCTATATCATCTAGTTTCCCTTCTACTAAATCAAATAACTTCAAAGTAAAATACGCATCCATCGCATTTCCTTCACAACAGTCAGAGAGGGCCATGTTTGCCCAATCAAAATTTTTCGGGTTGTCTACAGTAAGCATAGCTATATATAACAGACCCCCATGGAGGATTCTGATGCCAAAAGTTAGTAAAAAACACTTCTCATACACTAAACAAGTAAGAAAGACCTTACAAGAAATAGGAACAGTAGGGGCATTATCTACCAAGAGGAAAAGGGAGAGGGATCCTAAGGATTTCTTGTCCGCAGGAAAAAGAAGCACACAAAGAGCCAGTAATGTAGGGTTCGAAACCCCTAACCAAAAAGCAAAGAATGCTCTCAGGATGAAACAACAACAAACAGCAGGTACATTGGGCGGGGGAGCAACAAATGTCCTAGTAAAAAGAAGGCTAGGGATAACAGCGGGAACTGAGATGGACTGGACAAATAAACTAATAGAACAACTTGTCGTAGAAAAAGATTGGATTCAAGGGGCAGTAAACCCTGCACATAAAGGGTTCTGTACTCCTATGAGTGCAAAGACTTGCACACCTAAGCGTAAGGCATTAGCAAAGAGATTTAAAAAGGCAGGAAGAAAAGAAAAACGGTCTGGGGGAACAGGCTGGGAGGGTAAAGTATGATGGATAATATAAATGATGCACAAAAACAAACTCAATTTATAGTTAAAGATACAGCGTCTGCTGTAAAGATGAGGAAGGAAGAAGCTAAAGAGGCCGCTCAAAGGTACAAAGCAATAGTAGCTAAAGCAAGAGAAGAAGCTAAACTAGAACTTGCTAAACTAAAGCTCCAAATGAGCGCAAAAGAGGCTGCTTCTAAGCACATAGCTGTTTTTGGGCCTCTCTATTTATTGCTACTCTGTGGGGGATTTTTTGGTGCAATTCAGTATATCCCATCAACAGAAATTAGCGTAGTATCGTCAATACTAACGCTACTTATCACGATGATTGGAACTAACCTTAGATCCATCGTCGCTGGAGAAAATGGGAATAGCAGTCACCAGGATCCAGACAAGAAAGATAAATCATAAAAACTTAAGGAGAATTACTTAAATGACACATAAATTAGGGGTACAGTATAAAGATGGAAACTTCGGAGCAACAGCAACCGATTCGGGTAGTGATACAGTTACTAGAGGGGTTTCGGACCAATATGCCACATCTGCAAGGCTGTATGAGTCAGCTACTTCTAGAGATGTAGGGGGTCAAGCTTCTGGTCAAGAAAAAGCAGGTGCAATGCTCACTGCTAAGGCGGGTGTTACTAGCAGAGCGCAAGCATATGGGGTAGGTGTCGCTAGTAAAGCTGGTGTTTATGCAAGCACAGGAGCGCAAGAACACGCAACAGGAAGTATAGGATCTCGGGGGGCATCAGTAGCAGCAGGGGCATCAATAGGCTCTTCTGTTGGTGCTAAAGCATCGACTACGGTAGGTAGTAAGACCACCAATGTTGGTGCAACAGTAGGAACTAGTGTTGGTGATCAACTAGGTGCTCATTTTAGTGGTACTCTCGATGAGAATAGACACGGAGTTATTACGGCTCATGTCGGTGGCGATTTAGCTTTGGTACTTGGAGTAAAAGCAGGCGTAACTGTTCATGTAGATACCGCACCTATAGTTCATGATGCCGACGAGATATCTTCGGGAGTGTCTCATGATTACGACAAAGCAAAGGATGCCATCTCAAGTATATTTGGATAAAAACTATGAATAATTATAAAAGAATGTATAAATTGTTAATTGAAAGTGTAGATATAGAAGCCTTTAAAGATTTCTGGAGTCAGCACGAACACGCGGGAGAGAGAAAACCCAAAAAACCTACTAGAGCTTCTGAGAAAACTAAAGCAGCAAGGAATCGAGCCAACAAAAAGGAAGCAAACACAGAAAACGAAAGGCAAACAAAGGGTACATACCGACAGCAAAGGGGGAAGTAATGAATACATACGAAAGAATTTATAATATATTAACAGAGACAAGGAGCCCTGAAAGCCGTGCTAGGACCAAAGGAAGAAAACTCCACGGAACTAAAGGTAGACAAGGGGAGTATTCCAGAAGGGAAGCAGCAGGTAAATCAATAAGTGCATATGGTCACGGACAAAGAGCAGCCAAAGATATTGCAAGTGCTAAGGTTTATCGTCAAGCTGCTTCCGATATTGAGTCTCATTCAAAGAAAAACCCAGGACCTGACCCCAAAAGGAGAAAGGATGTTACTGCTACAGCAACTACCGCTTTAAGGGACACCGCTTCTCGAAAAGAACAATCGGG